CAATATACCTGTTATTACAATGCCATCAAGAGATGGGAATCCAATCACAAGGAAACAGAAATCCTTCATCAACTTGAGATATCAAACCTACTCGAACAATTAAAAAATAACTAAAACAATGAAAACAACAAATCCTTCATCAAGAATCACAATCAGTCAGAACGGTAATCAAATACTAACCTGCAAAGTATATAAAGAGCCCAACTATATATTATCTATGTCCAATGAAGAAATATTAGAACTCATCTCTGGACTAGACTATATAGGTAACCTACCAACGGTACCAGATCTAGAGAAACCAATAGGAATCCAAGTCTCAACCACCCGACAAATACCCTTAGAACAAAACAAAGAAGTCCAAACCAAAATCAAAGAGATAATATACAATAACCTTTATGATACTCTAATAGATGAACTAAAGGGTACCATCTCTAGGTTCCAAGCCCAGTATAACATCCAAGAGATAAACCCATACCTACAGGATATACTTCAGAACCCAGAAGATCTAGTATCCCTCTCCCAACACCACAAAAGATAAATAAAAAGAATACCTAGAGCCTAGAAAACTCTAGGTATTTCTGTGTACACAAACCAAGTATATAATCAATTACCTCCCAAAACAAAATAAAAACCAAGTATACAGATACTAGGTACACAACCCACCTACCCCACTCCCAACAAAGAAATATACAAATAATATATAACAAGGTATACAATTAACCTCATATACACCTAATCTGAATATACACATATCACTAACTAAGATACAAATCCCCTATATCACAATCAATATATAATACATATAACTAATACTAACTTACCTTTCTTAGGCTCTTGGTTTATTCCTTTTCTGTGTACCGACGGGGGTTTTTCGAAAATGTCAGGAACATACCCATTTGGCTGCCCATCTACTATACCAAACACTATAGCTCTCAAAATTTAAAGTACTAAATCCTTGAGGCCCCAAAGGCCATTTTAGGCAATAAAATCACCATACATGGCCCCTCAAATCACAGAAAAGCAAAAAGTACACTCTGGCAATAGTTTTTGAGATACGTATATGAGCCTTTTTGACACGTAGCTATTTTAGTAACGCCTATATATAATATACTAATATGGGTGGGATTTAGATACGTATGTATTTTAGCTTCATACGTGTAATTGAAAAGTGTTCTGTTTGGCTAGTTTGTGTAATCTAGGATTTAGGTTGTGATTTTGTGTACCTAGACTCGGATTTTAATTGCCAAGAGGCTAGGATTTATATTAAAATTGTGTACCTAGAGGGGCCATTTTAGGCTCGGATTTTATAAAACTGGGTACACAATTTATGCCATAAATGGCCTCGGATTTAATAAATTTCTAGGCAATCAAGGGGCTATTTTTAATTGCCATCCTAGTAATATTGTTGTTAATTGCATAAGTATTTATATTATGGTTATTTTAGATAATTCTAGGATATTAGGGGCCTTCGAAAGGCAATCGGGGATATTGCATATATAAAATAAAGTAGTTATATTTGCATCAGATAATTAATTTAATAACTAATTAAAATTTTAGATTATGGAAACAAAAGAAGTAACTATCTCAAACATTAAATTTAACCTCAGTACCAAACCCTTAGTATCTGAACCCGAGACTTATCCCGATTATCCTTCAGTCCCAGTAAATCAGATAACCAATAAGATCATCACTAATCTTATTAACTACTCACCAGAGTACCCCTGGTACGAATACATATATAATTCAAATGACCAATTCGACGAAAACTTACCAGAGCTAATAAATGCTGGCAACCACTTTATCAGCCTTTACATTAATACCGACGATTGCCTAATCGAATTTTCTACTGAGCAACCAGATTCTTCAGATAACCTTTGCGAAGACTGCCACTTTACTACAGCCGGTATAGCCTTCACTATATACTTCGATTAATTAATTGCCCAGGCCTAACTAAGGTACCTGGGCTTTTTTATGTACATACCTAAGAGGCCATCTATAGACTTCATATAATTACCTAAGAGGTACTAGAGCTTTACTACACATATACTTACTAGCCCTATATAAGAACCCACTAGGCCTATCTATAGATCTTATAAGGCTTACCTAAGTACGCTAACTATCGACCATATATGGCCTTCAGGTAATAGGTATATAATATACAGATATTCTATAGCCACTTAAAAGGCCCTCCGAAAATCCCCTAGAATCTTCTGGCCATGGGGATTTAGTATGAGGATTACCAAGAGGATATAGTAAGGGAACCATAGATGGCCCTAATCTGTTATCATACAGGTATTATATAGCGGACAATGTGCGGGCAATTTAGGCCGCCCGGAGGTTAATGGGTGGAAATTTGATAAAAATTTTTGATAATAAATAATGTACACGCAAATAATAAAATTTTTGAGATATGCAAATATTTTCTGAAAATTATTCTTAAAATAATAAAATTCATTTTTAACAAAAATTTTTCTCGAATTTTTTTGTAGATTAAAATAAGGTCCTTATCTTTGCAATGTCGGAAACGATAAGAGTTCTAAATTTTAATGAGAAATTTTTCAAAAAAAAATCTTTGAAAATTTTGCAGATTAAAAAATTATTCTTATCTTTGCAGTACAGAAAACAAGTTATTTGATATTAAACAAATATTCCTTTTCTCTTTTTCTTATAAATCATTTAGTTTTATAGAGAAAAGGATATAATAAAATAAATTTAAAAACTAAATGTAATTGTATTATGGAAGAATTAAAAAATGTAGTAGTAGAAAATTCAAAAAATGAAAATTCTAACAAAGTAAACAAAGTTAGTGTTAAAAAAGCAAAAGCACAAAGTAAAGCTAATAATATTATCTATAAAGATATATTAGCAAACTTGAATAAAAGTACAGAAGGATTATTAAAAACTTCTTTTGGAGTAAAAAAATCAGATATTTATAAAGAAGAAATTTTTTCAGAACTTTCAGATAAAGAGAAAAAAGTTGCTCGAAAGAAATTTCGTAATACAATTCTTTCATTGTCCGAAAATTTAACACAAGAAAAGGATAAAACTCGCTTAGAAAAACTAAAAAAAGCGTTTTTAGATTTTTACAAACAAGTTTACAAAGTAAATGATTTTTCGCTTTCTTCAGTTTGTTCTGAAAATATGAAAGAAACAAACAAAGAAATTTTGAAAAAGGCTTTACAAATCGTAAAAAAATAAATCAATGTTTAACTAGAGTAGGGATTTAGTTCCCTACTCAAAATTATAAATCATTATGAAAACTATTAAATTTTTACAAGAAAGTTTTGAAACAAAAGAAAGATTCCAACAGGAAATTAGCTTTAAATATTCTTATAATCGAGATACAGTAGAGAGCGTAAATTTTCGTATTAATCAACGCAATATTAAATATTTTTACGAAGCTATGCAAAATTTTGAAAATTCTTTAGTAGATGAGTTTAAAGAAAAGAAAACTAATTTTTGTAGTGCAAACCAATTTTTAGAAAGCATTAATGACTTTGATAAAATTCTTTTTGTAATAATTACTTACATGAAAACATATTTTGATTTCTGTAAAGATTATTCTAAAATTAGTTTACATATACATTTAGTCCAATTTGATTTTACTACGAGTGTTTTAATTCAAGGTTTCTATAATTATACTCATAGGGATTTAAGTTTTTCTACTAAATTAGAAAGTAAAGTATTAAATTCTGAAAATGAATTGCTACAAGAAAAATTAGACCTAATTAGAGAAGAAATTTGTGAATTAATTGGAGTAGACCCCAATTTAGAAAAACAGGGTCACGAAAATAATTACGTGTTTAATTTAAATATTGAATCCGATAATCAAATAGGATTTTTTTTGCAAGCAACCGAATTATAATTAATTATAATTAATTCTTAAAATTTTTTAGAAAGTAAGGGAATGTTTGTCCCTTACTTTTTTTTGACTTATTCTAAATAAGGGCTACCGTACCCCGCATTTAGTACCTGGTATTTTTAGGCTTTCGTATTAAGGGGTACCCCACATCCACACACCATACATGCTCACACAAAAAGACCCAAGACAGATTAACCATCTCGGGCCTATACCTATAAAATACTCCTAAGTAAATCCTTAGTCCTATCCTTCCCAAGAACTCCTCGAACCTTACCACCTTTCTTCTCATAAAAGAAAACATAATACTGTTGAAGATTCCTTAACCACCACCTCTTAACTTCACCATACCCATCAAAGTACCTTTCTATACAATTCATATCCAATTGGGTAATCCATATCTGATACCAAACCCGATTACCTTCAGAGCATCTTAGGATTCTCTTTTCATTATCTTCTCTTAATCTATCAATCCTTACCATACTCTTCCTTAATCCTTTCCAAATCCTTTAAAGCCAATTTCAAAACCTTAATCCTATGTGGGATATACTTCTTATAGGTAGGAAACCAATACCCAAATATACGATTCTCTCTATCAATCTTATCTATGGGAGTCTTCAACCATCG